AGTATTACTCGCTCTACAACCAATGCACCTTCCTGGTCGGTCCCACCCCGGACCAGAATTATCCCATCGAGTTCCAGTATTTCTACCAGCCCACCTCGATCACCGCCCCGCCCTATTGCAGCTGGATTGGCGATCATGCCCCCAACGTCCTGCTCTACGCCTGCCTGGTGGAAGCCTACATCTACATGAAGGGCGAGAAGGATCTGCAGGATACCTACGAACGCAGCTTCCAGAAGGCTGTGACCGACTTCACCCGGTTTGGTGAGGGCCTGTCTGAACGCGACAACTTCACAGACAACGAAATCAAGGTACCGGTGCCCAGATGAACCCCACCCCTCCCGGCTGTGAGCTTGGAAGAGCCACGGTAGTTGCGACATCCAATGGCGGCCACACGCCAGAACAATGGTGTGAGATGCTGATGAACAAGATCATGTACATCAGCGACGGCTGCCCCGACGCGATCAAGAGCCAGGCCTACGAGTTCAAGGGCGCCATCGCCAACGAGATCCTTCAGCACATGAAACAGGCGATCAAGTCCGACCGTCTCACCGTGTGTCACCTGCTCAGGCAAGCCGGACAGTCCGAGGTTGCCGACTACATTTGGAGTATGTCCTAATGCCCGGTTCACTGACCCAAACCTTTGCAACGTCCTTCAAGGACGAATTGTTTCTGGCGCTGCATAACTTCAACAACGCTGGCGGCAATGCCTTCAAGGTGGCCCTGTTCATCACCTCAGGATCCTTAACCGGGACATACGGGGCGGCGACCACCAACTATTCCAACATGACTAGCAACAGCGACGAGGTTGTCGGCACCGGCTATTCGGCTGGCGGCAACGCCCTGACCAATAGCGGTGTTTCGACTGGGGGCACTACGGCGTTCACCAGCTTCTCGAATACGACATGGTCTGCCGCCACCTTCACCACATCAGGCGGCCTGATCTACAACACGACTAATTCGAACCGGGCGGTCTGCGTGCTCGCCTGGGGCTCAAATATCCCGGTCTCGGCTGGCAACTTTACCATAAACTTCCCCTCCAACGATCAGAACAACGCGATCATCCGGCTCACCTAATGGCAGGTATTCTTGATCGTTGTCAGTTTAACCCTACAGCGAACGGGACAGCTGACTTCGTAGTTAGTGCAGCTCTAACGGGATACCAGACGCCAGCGTCAGCTGGCGCGGTTAACGGCAAGACCTATTATTATGGCGCCGAAAGCCTGGACAAAACCCAGTGGGAGCTCGGACTTGGGACCTACTCGACTGGCACCACGACACTCGCCCGCACCACCATTCTGTACTCTTCGTCCGGTGGCAGCAAAGTAAACTTCACCTTTGTCCCCAATGTGTTCGTCACCTTTCTGGCCGAGAATATCGCCAATACATCCGACATCGGGCTGGTAAAGCCTGATGGCACAACCATCAGTATCAATGGCTCCGGTGTCATCTCGGTCAATTCCGCCTTCGATGCGGGCGGCGCCAATCCCACAGCCACCGCTGGCCCTGCCGCAGTCAATGGCTCGGCCGCGACCTTCATGCGCTCTGACGGCGCCCCGGCAGTCCAGCTCTGCACCAGCGGTCAGAAGGGCATAGCCCAGGTCGACAATACCACTATTGTCGCCTCGAGTGGCGTTATCTCGGTGGCTGCGGCCTACCAGTTTCCTGCCAGCGTCAAGACGGCGGATGTGGTTGGTATCATAGATGGCGGTGGCTCAGCGATCACGGGCGGCAAGCTGATCTACGTCACCGTGGATTTTCCCTGTACCATCAATCAGGTCACCCTTCTGGCGGATCAGTCCGGCAGTTTGACCTGTAATATCTGGAAGTGCACCTACTCCCAGTTCGATGCCGGTTCGACCCATCCAGTAACAGGCGACAGCATCACGGCCTCGGATACACCGGCGCTTTCTTCCGCCACCAAGTACCAGGACAGCACGCTTACCGGCTGGACCACCAGCATCACCGCAGGCGATATCCTGGCATTTCAGATCCCTTCCAACGCCACGGCCGTTACGCGCCTGACGGTTACTCTCAAGGTCACCAAGACATGACCATCGTGATAAAAGGCAAGAGCCATCCGGTTTCCGATAAGTTCAGAACAGAGGTGCTCAATGTTCATCCCGATCTGGCTACGCGCAATTATGGAGAATTGACTGTAGAGCGTGACCGCCTGCTACACCTTTCAAACCAGCGATATAATCTGGACGAACCAATTCCTGCTGGCGAACCCATGGCGCAGAATAATACGCTGACCGTGGCGGAACAGGCGCGGCTGGAAAATATTACCCATGTAATCAATGTCCATAACGCGGTGAAATTCCTGAATGGCCGGTCGCATGCGGACTTCGGCTTTGACGGTGTTGATCAGGTTCATGGCAATCGTTGGACCCTCGCATGCGGGTGTGTCAAGCATGTGGTTTTTGATCACCACAAGCGTCACGATGCAGCGCGACTTGTTCACCACGACCATCCTCATCCCCATGACAGGAAGTGCGACATCCACAAATGAGCACCAACCAGTTGGGTATCGTCTGGCATAACGAGAATGGTGTAATAAATACTCTTCAAGGTATTGTGGGCGGTGGCGGGTGGCAGACAACCAATGAGACCAGCATTCAGGCCACTCTCTTGGTTGCTACGACCTATAGCTACTATACCACGACAATGTCCGATGCCACCGCTGTGTTTCGGAAGAACGGTTCGAACGGAAATCAGACGACAACAAACTCAAATTTTGGTTCGTATATCATGAACACGGACACTACGCACAGCGACAGTGCCACTGCCAACGATCTGGTAAATGGGAAGTGCACCATTGCGGGGGCCGCTCCAATTCTCCAGCAGGGTGTTCAGATGAACACAGTCTCTCCTTGCGCGCACCAGGGTTCAGGAGGGCCAGGCAATAACGGCCTTACCATAAGCACGCTTGTACAGTTTGTGCCCATACAGGGCGGCACTGGCGGTACTAACGGAAACTCGACATCGACATATGGGACGCAAACGCTCGTCACGCTCGGTGGCTCGGCATCTTATATGTCAGTCAGTATTGATACCTCTAGCGCCGGTACGGCAACCACAACGTTCAACAAGAACGGGTCTGCCGGAAATCAGACTTTGTCCATCTCCTCCGGCACGACCGGAATTTTCACCGATACCACCCATAGCGACAGTTTGGCTGCCTCTAATCTGGTTGACTTCAGATATATTTCCCTGGCTGCGTCTGGGACCATCTGGTCGATCTATTACTTCTTTACCCCGGCTGCGAGTTCCGGCCAGGACTTAACGAGTTCACTGACCGGCCACCAGCTTAGTACTTCTGCTACGGGAGGCTGGGGAGGCCCGCTGCGTATCGGTGGTGGCGCGACTTTGTTGACATCGCAAGGCTATGTATCTTATGCCGCCACGGCCTATAAGGCGCGGCTTACTTCAGACGCGAGTTCTGGCGGGAACACCGGACTGGTGACGTTGCAGATCCAGGGCCTCAACGGGAATAACGTAGCGTCCTTCAGTTTGGGAGTGGCTGGATCAGCGATTGACTTAACTCACAGTGACAGTCTCACCCCTGGTCAACTGATCAATGCCAGTTATACGGCAAGCCCTGGAAGCATCAGTTTTTCCAGCGGCGGTATCACACTGGATGACGGATCTTATGTTATTCCCGCGCATCCGACTTCGTTCGCCGCAGTGTATGGGTGAGCCATGCAAGGCTTTGCCCCGGACGGCGCACTCGCAGTCGGTGATGTTCCGCTCTCATCGTCGCCAACAACGGTAACACCGACCGGCCTTCAGCTGACACTGCGGATCGGTAACGTCTTTAATTCGAATGCCTACCCCACGAACCAGAACCTGCTTCTCATCCTCTCGCTCAACAGCGTGGCCCTGTTCGTCCAGAACAACCCGGCCGGTCCAGGCTGGACGGTCATAGAGCCCTGTAACTGTTAGGATCACATGCCCACAAGCTACTCGCCCACGATCGGTATCGCCCTTCTCGCTACCGGCGAGGATGCTGGTACCTGGGGCACGCTGACCAATACCAACCTGTCGCCCATTCTTGAGAGCGCGATCTGCGGCTACTCAGTTGCCAACTTCGGCACCGATAGCGATCTGACGCTGACTATCACCAACGGTACTGACAGTGTCGGGCGGTACCATGCTCTGAGTGCGACATCGTCTGTTGCCCTTACCGCCACCAGGAACTTGTTTGTCCCGCTGAATGGCGGCAAGACCTATGTCATTGCCAACAACACGTCCGGCTCGCAGTCTATTGTGGTGAAGGGCTCAAGCGGCACAGGAGTCACCATCCCTAACGGGTACACCGTGATCGTCTATACGGATGGGGCCAACTACTTCACGCAGATGAACGTGACTTCCGGGAATTTTTATGTCCAGGGTAACCTTGGCATTGGCAGATCCCCTACAAACGTTCTGGACATCTCCCAGGTTACAAATGGCACAGCTGTAGCCCAGATTTCCAACACGAGCTCTGGCAACAATGCAACAGCCGAATGGGCGGCGGTTAATGGAACTGATGCTACTGCTCTTATCCAGGTTGGGACGAATTACACCGCCAGCGGTGCGCCATACATTGCCCATGGCGGCCTGTTGCGTTCAACCGGTGTTGGTGGTCTTACGCTCTCCAGCGACAGCGGCCCGATCAATTTCTATGCCAATACCAATTCAACCTTTGGCCCGGTCAACTGGCTCCAGGTGAACGCTGGCAGCCTGTCGATGCCCGGCATTACCGTCAATGCCAATACCGGATCATTCCCCAGCATCGTGACTACCGGGTTCGGGATAACGACCACGACCAGCCCGGCCGGTATCAGCACGGTCAATGGCTCCGGTTATATGATCGTCAACAACACCCTTGGCGTAAGCCTTCCTATCAACGGCAATGCATGGATCGGTTTGTCGGATGAGCGAGACAAGGACATCATTGAAAGTATCATGGACGCGGTGCGTAAGTGCAGTCAGCTTCGCCCCGTTATTGGAAAGTATAAGGCAGATAGGTTTGATGCCCGGCGTTCGTTTCTCATCGCGCAGGATGTGCAGAAGGTTCTTCCGGAGGCGGTCCATGTTAACGGTGAAGACAGGCTGATGCTCTGCTACCAGGATCTCATCCCGCTCCTGGTTGCGGCGGTCAATGAGCTTTCCAGTGAAGTGAAGGCGCTCAAAGCGCGGGGCGTCTGATGCCGCTGATGCCGTTGAAGGTCAGGCCGGGGATCGTCAGGGACACCACGCTCTTCACCAACGAGGGCGGCTGGTTCTATTGCGACAAGATGCGTTTCCGCAACGGTATGCCGGAGAAGATCGGCGGCTGGCAGAAGTATATCGGCAACCAGTTGCTGGGCACCGCGCGCAGCCTTCTGGTCACTGCCGATCTTGCTGGCGACGTGGATATCGCCATTGGGACAAACCTTAAGTATTACATCCTGCGCCAGGGTCAGCTTTTCGATGTCACGCCCATCATCCAGACAGATAATCTGGGGACTGATCCGATCGCCACGGTGTACGGCCAGACCACCGCGACGATCACCGATGCAACGCCATCCAATGCCGCGGTCAATGACTTCGTCACCTTAAGCGGGGCGACAGGCTTCAACGGCCTGACAGCCGCACAGCTGAACCAGAATTTCCAGATCACCTCCATTGTGGATGCTAATCACTACACCATCAGTCTTCCGGTGGCGGCGTCGGGGACTGGCTCTGGCGGCGGTGCAGCCGTGGTTGCAGCCTATGAAGTCCATGTCGGCCTGCAGAACCAGGTGGTGGGAACCGGCTGGGGTGCTGGCTTCTGGGGAACGCCGCAAGGCTGGGGCGAGGGAGCGGACACTTCCATTCCTGGCCAGCAGATCCGGCTATGGTCCCAGTGCGGTTACGGTCAGGATATCGTGTTCGCGCCGCGCCAAGGGGCGATGTATCTGTGGGATGCAACCAATCCTTCGGCCCGCGGCCTTCCTGTCACTGGTATGGCCGGGGCTTCGAATGTCCCCACCGAGGTGACGGAAGTCTTCATGGCCGACATCAGCCGACAGGTCTTTGCCCTGGGCTGTACACCGATCGGCCAGCCTTATGACCCGATGTACATCCGCTGGTGCGACAATGAGAACCTGCCGATGTGGACGCCACTGGCAAACAATGCGGCTGGCGGCCTCAGGCTTAGCCAGGGTTCTCAGATCCTTACGGCGGCGCAGTCCAACAATGCGATCATCGTGTTCACGGATACTGCGCTCTACGCCCTTCAGTACAGCGGTTACCCTTATTACTGGGGCGCTACTCTGATCTCGACGGGGCAATCTTTGATTGGCCCCAATGCCAAGGCCACAGTCAACCAGTCGATCTACTGGATGGGCAAGACCAACTTCTTCACATTCAACGGCAACACCATGCCGCTGCCCTGTCCGATCCAGGATTACATCTTCACCAACATGGACACCTCCCAGCCCTACAAGGTTTTCGCAGGCGTCAACAGCGACTTCAGTGAGGTCTGGTGGTTTTATCCCAGCGCGTCGGGGACCGGAGAATGCGACAGTTATGTTGTCTACGACTACCGGGACAACATCTGGCACTACGGAACACTGACCAGGACCGTGTGGCAGGACGCTGGCATTCTTCCTAATCCCTTCGCGATCGGGTCTGACGGCTATGCCTACTACCATGAGATCGGTGCTGATGACGGCTCGTCTCAGCCCCCGGGTCCGATCTTTGCCTACATCCAGAGCTCGCAGCTGCAGATGGATCCGGCTGGCGATCATTTCGTGTTCGCTAACCGCGTTGTTCCCGACATCACCTTCCGTGGCGTCAACAGCTCCAATGTCGTGC